CGGTGATCGTCGGATCGATGATCCGGGTATCGCCCGAGGTTAGGCCGAGACGACGCTTTTTCTGCTGCGCCTCGATGAAATCGGCCGCGGCAAGGAGTTCGGCGATCGAAACGCCTTCCTCAGCGAGCACGGCGGCGTACCAGTCACCGGAGACGTCAACGAGGGCTTCAAGCCCTTCCGTCAGGCTCTCTGCGTCGATCCCATTCGCCGGCGCACTGGCGGTGGCCTGCGTCAGCTTGAGAATGCCGGAGACGTCCGTACCGGAGCCGCCGGCCAGGGTTGCGCCGGAAACGGCGATATTCGTGCCGCTCTTGGCCAGCGTATAGGCATTGCCGGGCGCGCCGGACGCCTTGCTGATGCAATACAGGACCGAGCCGACGACGGTATAGGTCATCAGGCTCAGATCGGCGTTCGCGCTCTGGTTCAGTAACGCGACCAGCGACGCGAGGGTCTCCGGCAGATTGGCGCCGATGTTGACCTGATTGCCGGTCGCGCCGGAGGCGACGAACGTGACCGCGACACCCTTGATGGTGATCGCATCAGCGGGCGCAGGCTGCGCCGCGAAGGTAAAGCTGCCGAATGCCGTCGGCGCTTTCGCATAGGACAGCGACCGGCCGGCGCCGGTGCCCGGCCCCTGAAGCCGGAAACGGCGAATATTGCCATCCCAGACGAAGGCCGAACCGCCTGGAAGCTCCGCCTGCACTAGCGTCGCCGCTCCGTTCAGGTTCGTGACCGCCGACCAGTTGATGCCGTCGACCGTGACCGGGACACCGTCGATATAGATGAAGAAGGCGCCTGCCGTGACCGCCTGAAAAACGGACAAGGCGCTCTCGGCCGAGGTCAAGACACCGCCGCGCAACGTCGACTTCGTCGCGGCGCGAGCCCAGCGACCGACATAGACAAGCGAGGGCTGCGGGGTCTGGCCGAAATGCTTCTGCGCGGCGAGGTATTCGACGTCGGTCGAGGAAAAGTCCTGCGCGACGCCGGCCATGTTGGCGTACATGCGGATGCGTTCGCCGATGTCGATGACATCCGAGCCGCCGACGATGCAGCCGGCGCCGAAGTTCCGCGTCGGGGCCGCGATCGGCGCGAGGCTGATGTTGATGTTGACGATATCCGAAACGGCCAATCCCTGCGCCATCGGTCAGTTCTCCACGGTGAAAGGCTGGCTTGAGCCGTCCGACGTCTCGAAGGAGCCGACGGCGGAAAGCACGTTGAGAATGGGATAGGAGCGCAGCACGGCGCGCCTGAGAGAGATTTCGAGGTCGACGCGACGCACCCAGCGTTCGTTGACGAGATCCGATGCGGTGCGCATCCGCGTGCATTCGAGGATGTTGACGCTGCCCGCTCGCAGCACCTCGCGATTCTGGCCGATCATCAGGCCGTCGCGGAGTCGACTGGCCAGGGAATAGGCCTGCGGGCCGTAGAAGCTGGCCAGCAGGTCGTCGGTCTCATGGCGCTGGAGTTCGTCGTGGCCGTCGCCTACCGGCCGATGAATCCTGACGGCGCCATAGTCGGAGGTGATGACCGTGATGCCGATCCCGCACCAATTCGTGGTGATGTCCGGATGCGGTGGCGGTTTCGGCTGCCAACGCGGCCTAACCAGGCTCCGCGCAAGGCCGGTGATGCCGGCGACTACGTTGCCGATAAAATCCTCGAAGGCATCATCCTCGGCAGGCGTGGTCGAGGACGGCGCCAGATAGCCGCCGGTCGCGCTGGTGTTGGCCATGGCGGATGATCACCTGAGCGGGAGCAACCGACAGGTCGCGACCGTGAAGCCGGCGCCGTAGCGGGAATAGTCATCCGTCGTGACGACGGTCCATTCGTTGCCGTTCCAGCGTAGGGTATCAGCGTCGACGCCGTTTCCGCCCTCGGTGAACCGAAAGGTGGAATGGACGATGATCGAGCCGTCCGAGACCGCGGCGTCGGGTGTCCGGCGCAGGTTCTGGCCCTTGTCGGAAGTGACGACGACCGAGATGGGCGTCTCCACCGGGGCTTCAACTGTCCGCCCAGTCGCCGGGTCGACACTGACCGCTGTCCTGATGACGATTGCGCTATCGGCGAAGAGCGGATCACTGAGCACATCGGAGACGTCGAGGTCGGGCATCAGCCACCCTTCTTGCGCACCACATGCGAGACGGCGCGGCGCATCTGCGCGGTATCGATCAGCGGCTTCTCACTGGTCCGACCCTTTGACCGGCGCTTCTGAACCGTTTTCGGCGAGAGCGGCGTGAACGGCCCATCGGTGATCTTGGCCTTGACGGCGTTGGCGGCGACGAAGCCGGCCCGGTCGAAATCACGCTCGATCAGTGCTGTCTTGCCCTCCAGGGCAGATAGCCCGGCCGCTTTCAGATGCGGCGTGAACTTCGATTGGGCGCCATCGACGCCGGGGACGAGGAACGGCCGCTCCGGGATATTCTGAGCCGGAGAGCCGGTCTCCATCAGGTAGCCGATCTCAGCGTTGTTGATCGGCGTGTCCGTGCGCCCGGCCGTCGTCGAGGGGATGCCGACGAGAACTTCCTTCGTCGTCAGCGCCTTGACGCCGCGCAAGACTGCGCCAACGCGATCCTTGACGATACGAAGAGTCACAGCTGCCAGCCGCCCGAGCCGGCCATGCGGGCAAGCTGAAGAAACTGGACGCCGTAGATCGTCGCGTTCCAGTGCCCGGCACCGGTGTCGAGCGTGGTGCTGCCGGCATCATAGGAGACGGACACCTTGTCGACCGTCTTGCCGGTCACGACACCGGTGTTGGCGCCAGGAGTTCCACCAGAGCCCGACGCCTGGGTCGCCTGCCGAGCGAGCGCGACGTGGTGCGCAGTGAACAACTCAAGACCATGGTCGATCAGGTCAACCCAGCGATCGGGACGCAGCATCCTGACCCCGATGCCCAGCCAATAGCTGACCGTGGCATCGGGGTAGATGGCGATGTCCGCGAACTCGGGGAAGTGTTCGCGGAAGCTAGCAAGCGTAACGGTCACGCCGCGGCCTTCGCCTTGACTTCCGCCTCCTCGACGAGCTTCAGGACCTCGTCCTCCGACAGGTCGGCGATGTCGTCGAGGCCAACAGCCTTCGCGCGCTCGGCAAGCGTCAGCTCGGTCGGCGTCTCGCCGCCGGCCTTCTTGGCGTCCTTGCCTTTGCCGCCCTTGGCCTTGCCCTCGTCGGGCGCCTTCAGGTCGACGACCTTGCAGCCCGACGCCGCCGCATACCAGTGGTTCGCGACTTCGTCGGGGACGTCATGGTTGAGCCCCGGCTTGAGGCTGTAGACCTTGCCGTCATTCAGGGTGATGTCGACCTTGACGGGGGTCGACACGGTGAAGGTTTCGCTCTTGGCCATGGCTCAGATCCCATCCCGGTAGGCGACAGTCTCGGGGTAGACGAACTCGACGACGCCGAGCCGCCCGAAGTAGGTCACGAGCTGGCGCAGGTCGCGGTATTCCAGCGGCGTGCGCTGCAGCGGCACCATCGGGAAGCGGACGTAATTCTCCGCCTGGGTGTACGCCACCATGCGATCGGTGGCGCCGGCGCCGCGGCCGGTCAGCCACTTCACCGGCTGGATATCGAGCGGCCGGCCGGTCTGCGCCATCGTCAGGGAATTCTCCCGGAGATAGGTCAGGATCGACTTGTCCGCAGCGGACGAAACCAGCTGCCCATTGATGTAGGCGAACTTCAGCGGAGGCAGCAGCAGCTTCGTCGGCACCTGGGCAAAGCCAGTGGCCTGCCAGGCCGCCGTCAGCGTGTCGTTGACGTCGCGCAGGATCTGCGTCGGGCTCTTGTTCGCCCAGAGTGGCGAGGAGCCGGTACCGTCAGAAGGGACGTTCGACGGCGTGATCAGGCCGGAATTGACGAGGCCGGTGAAGCCCAGATCGGTGTCGCCGATATAGACCTGCTCGTCGATGTCCATGTTGTGCTTCAGGACCATGCCAGAATACTTCTGGCTGTCGACGGGACGCCCGACCTTCTGCGCGCTCTCCAGCTCGGGGATGGTCCAACCCAGCTGCATCGCCCACAGGTTCAGCGGGTTGGCGGTCTTGCCGATATCCAGCGCCAGCGAGGCGATGGCCGAGGCATCCTTGCCGATCCAGGCCTTGCCGGTCGGGGTCAGGCCGCCGATCGCCGCGAAGGTCGAATTCGTGAATGACGACACCTCGTCCGCGATCGACACGTCGGAGCGCAGGTCGATGTCGCGCGACCAGGAGAACGACACGAGCGGCTCGTGCAGCGTCTGGTCGAGACGCTCGAGCTCGCCGATGACGAAAGCGCCGGCCGAGTCGATGGTGGCGCGGTCGTAGGTGACCGCGTCGGTGAAGCGAACCCGCTTCAGGATGGCCGGGGCCGCCAGGGGCGCGCCGAGGCCGGGAAGGATGATCTTGCTCATGATCTCTCTGGCCCCGTCAGATGTTGAACCGGATTTCGACGTTGCCGTCGGCGTCGGCCCCGCCCATGAAGATGCAGTTGGGAACCGCCGTCGCCGTGCCGCCGCCTGCCGGAGAGGCCGAGGTAACGATGTCGCCGCCGACGACTGAGCCGCCGGCGGTGGTCACGACGTAGACGGCCCCGCCCTTGGTCGCCGTGCCGAGCGCGAGCTTCACAGTCATGTAGCCGCGCACCATCGGGTCACAGAGACCGGACGTCGGCGGCGTGGCCGTGCCGAGCGGCTCGTTGGCCGCGTTGGTCGGATAGGGACGGGCCAGCAGTCCGTAGGGAGTGACGGCGGCATCGCCGGCGCCAAGTGCCCGGAGCTTGCCGGAGACCATCTTGAGGAACACGCCGTACTTCGTCGGCGGAGCCGCGGCGTCGATCTGACCGGGTTCGATCGTCGACTGAGACGGGCGGGTAACGTCACCGGCAATGCCCGCGGGCATCCGGTACAGGAAAGAGACCATGTCGGATGCTCCTCAGTTGGCCTGGTTGCGGTTCCAGAACGCCCTGTTCTTGGCGTTCAGGTCTGCGGTCTTGACGGGCGCGCGCCCGAAGTCCTGCGTGGTCACACCGGGGCGCAGGCCAGCGGCGTTGTTCTGCGCGCGCATCAGCTCGGAGGCGCCGATGAACGCAGCTTGCAGGGTCGCGGCATCCATCGTGTCGAACGTCGGCTCGCCACCGCCGAGAAACGGCTCGACAGCCTTCTTTCCGGCATCGGTGGAATAGGCGGCCGCGAGCGCCTTGCGCTGGCAGCTGCACACCGCCGCGTCGATCGTCTTCGCGCTCGCCTTGGCGTCGGTCGTCGGCATGCGCACGCCCGGCGAGAGGATCTCGGCACGAGATACGGTATCCCGGAAACGCTTCAGTGCGGCGTCCTTGGTCTTGCCGTCTTCCTCGTCCTCGTCGTCGCCGTCCTCGGTCTCCTTCTCGTCGTCGGAGTCCTTGGTGGCGAGTGCCTTGATCTGGGCGTCCATCGTGTCGAGGCGCTTGGTCAGGCCGCCGATCGCCGCGAGCACAGCGCTATCGCCGGTCTTGGCCTTGTTGTCCTCCTCGTCCTCGTCGTCGCTGTCGCTGGTCGGGGCCTCTTTCAAGGCCTCCTCCATCGCCGCCTCATCCTTCGACTTGAAGGCGCTGCGGATGCGATCAATCCATGTCGTCTTGCCGGCCATGTCTTTGTCCCCAATGGCACAACGCGAACCGCACCGGCCCATGGCCACAAGCGCTACGTGGTTCGCGATGATGTTGCGCTGGACCCCGCGCCCGGGTTCGATTTGCTCGTAATCGGCCTCGTATCCGGCCGAGACCTCGCGAATGCCGTCATCGGTGACGAGCTTGATGGCGTCGCGCCCGGTCAGCAGCAGGTCGGCGAGGATGACATCGCCGTCGATGCCCTGGCCTGCCCTGGCGTTCATGGTCACGCCTTGAGCCAAGTCCTTCCAATTGTCCGGCGAGACGAATTCCGACGGGTGCTCGATCGTCACCGGCTTGCCGTTGAACGAGGCGACGGTCTCCTCGCGAAAGACCTCTTCGGCCGGGCGGTCGATGAAGACCTCACCGACCATGTTGGCTTCGACTGGCACCTCGAACGCGCCGTAAATCTGCTGTCCGGTGCGGGCGATCGGCACATCGTGGCAGACCACGAAGCCTTCCGGCGTGAGGGTCCGGCGCGCCCCGATCTCGCCTTTCGAGAAGAACTTCATGCCGCAAGCGCCTGCCTAGCTGACATAAAGGCGGCGTGAGCTTCCTCCGCTGTTGCGTAAACGCCGAGGTGCTTTTTGCGCCCACCGATCCTGATTTCGGCTCTGAACTTCTTGCGGCAGCGAGCCACGCCTAAGAGCGCACCCCTAGCTTTCCGCGTGTTTTGCAAGTTCACCGTCTGCGAAACGTCGCGAAGATTGACAATGCGGTTATCAGACGGATTACCATTGATGTGGTCGATGTACTGCTCAGGCGGAGTTCCATAGACAATCTGCCAAGCAGCTCGATGCAGATAGACGGTCATATTATTCAACTTTACCGTCAGGTATCCATTTGGGAGTTTCCGCCCAGCGATCGAACCGCAGCTCCTGGCTCGTCCGTTGCTCATCTTCCAACGGAAAACGCCTGTTTCTGGGCAGTAATCCAAAGCCGTAACGAGTACTTGCGTGGGCAGAAATGCAAATTTCATAAATCAGGCTCTGGAATGATAGGTTCCGCCCAGCATCTGCAATTGAAGCTGGCACCAGGCAGAGCATGAACACCTGGATCACATTCCGGTGGTTCATCCCACCTGAAGGATTGACCTTCGAGCTTCCTATGCGAGGGGCGCACATCGCTGTCACGCGAGGTCCGCCAGACGAAATGTGTTGAACCCACAGCTTCAGCGCGGACCTGCGTCAGCGTCGAGGCGGCCCGGCCAATCTCTGTCCGGGCAATCAGGTTGGCCCGCGACCGCGTGACCTCGCCGGTGCGCATGATCTCGCGGGCGATGACGTCGGCTCGCGCCCCAGTCTCCTGACCTTCGATCACCAGGCGGTGCACGCGCTCGGCAGCTTCGCGCGGCAGGCTTTTGATCAAGCCGACCTGCTCCGCCATCTTCTGCTGCATCGCCTCGCCGATCGGCGTTTCCTTGACGATGCGGCCGATCCCGGCACCCATCTCGCGCGAGACCGCCATCCAGGCGCGTTCATCGCGGGCGGCAACATCGGCGAGCATCCGGCGGGCCACCGACAAGGCCCAGTCGTCGAGCATGTCGGCATAGCGGTTGAGCGCCTGGCGCAGCGAGGCCTCGTTGTTCGGGCCGATGATGCCGAAGCCGGCGATGATGTCGGCGACGACGCGGGCAATCTTACGCAGCTGCGCGGCGTATCGTTTCTCCGCCTTCCGGCTCCTGATCCACTCCGCCCGCGGCGACCTCCTCGTCTGCCGATCGTAGGTCAGCCGCTTCAGCATCGGGCGCCATCTCGCCGGGATCGGGCGGAAGCTCGTCCGCCGCCTCGATCTCCTCGTTGGTGATATTCGACCAGACGCCGGTGATCTCCGCGGACTGCCGCAGCTCGTTGAGCGCGGTCTTGTCACTGATCAGGCCCGCCTCATTCGCGGTGGCGACGGTTTCGGTGATCGTCTTGGCCACCTCGGCCTTCTCCTTGTCGGAGAGCTGCCAGAGCGGCTCGAACTCGAACATCAGATCGTCCGGCGGGTCACGACCGACGACGGAGCGGTAGATCACGTTCAGAAGGCGTCCGATCGGCACCCGCAAGGTGCTTTCCTGCTTCTGCAGTATGCCGTCATAGTAGGTGCGCAGGTCGCTCTCGCCCGTCGAATTCAGGCCGGCCGGCGATTGGCCGAACAGGCGAACGAGCGGGATCTGGAGCGCGCCGGAAAGCTGTTGCCCGAACTGCAGGAGCACATCGGACAGGCCGGAGAACGAATAGGCGTGGGTCTCGAATTTGTCGGTGGCGTCGAGGAGGGTCAGGCCCTCGTTCGACTGCATCGAGCGGATAACGTCGACCTGCTTGAGGACCGCCTCGAACATCTGGCCGCCGGCGGCGATCAGCTCGCGCAGCTTGTCGATCGACAGCGTCCTAAGATGCGCCTTGTAGACCAGCTGGGCTGCGCCCTGCGATGTGCTGTCATAGGCGACGAGCTGGTCATAGATGCGCTCGGCAACCGACTGGCCCCAACCGTTCTCCACCAGCCTCTGCTGGTACGGCAGCTTTACGCCGTCGAGGCGAACGACACGAGTATAGTGCACCCGCTGGCCGGATAGCGGCACCCACGGATTGGGCAGGACGTCGTAGCTGGCTGGCTGCCCGAGCTCCGGCCCGTAGTCCTCGACGAAATTGACCACGGACGGCTGAACCATCCACCGGTCGAGCACGAGGTGGCCCTTGAACTGGTCCTGCCGGATCGTCTCCGGCCGCAGCGGCGTCTCTGGCTTCTGGCCGTCGATCAGCATGACGGCGATGCATCCGCCATAGAGGCGCGCCCACTTCACCGTTTCCTCGATCGAGGTCCACACGCCAAGCTGGCGCATGGCATTCTGGACCGCCTCGGTATTCTCGGCATCGTCCTTCGATTTCAGGTCGACGCCGGCGCGGGTCATGTCCTCGGCGACGACATCGACTGCCTGGCCGATGACCCAGCTCGTCCGATACATCGCCTCGAGGCGAATGCGGTCGCGGCTGATGAAGTTGTTCTGGTAGGTCGACGCGCTGAACTGGTTGCCGGCGCCATAGCCGAGGCGGGCCTGAAAGTTGACGAAGCCGTCAGCAGTCAGCGCCCGCGATGGGACGCGGATGCGAGGCTTGGTCATGTCGGATCAGCTCGCGAGTTTCGACCACACCCCGAGGCCGCCGCGGG